GAGCGTAAGATCTCAGCATCTGCGCTTGCTCAAAGCTTGCTTGATGGTGCAATCGACGAACACTTCAGCCGCCTGTAATTCGTTCACTTTTACTGTTCTTGGCAAACCTGCGCCGCAGGGCAGTAAAAGGCATATTGGCAAAGGCGTCATGGTTGAATCCTCTAACAGAGTTAAACCATGGCGTCAAGACGTAAGGCACACTGCGATGGAGTTGCTTCCTCACGACTGGTATGCCAACATGGATAAACCAATCACGCTTTCCTGCGTTTTTGTTTTTGCTAGGCCCAAGAATCATTTCAGGGCCAACGGACAGCTCAAACCATCCGCCCCAAAGCATTGCTCAGGACGGATTGGCGATATTTCTAAACTCGTTAGAGCTGTAGAAGATGCCATGACTGGCATTGTCTATAACGACGACGCTCAGATTATCAACCTCAATGCCTACCGCCGCTACGCCAATGACTCAGAGCAACCCTGTGCAATCATTACAGTCACTGCAATCGCCTGACCTTGCATCGGCTTTGATTGCTTTTCAAGCATCAGTACCAACTATTCACGACAACGACAAAAGTTTTCACGGTAGCTTCGCCAATTTGCCTGGCATTCTTTCGACGATTGGACCCAAACTGCGTGAGCATGGTTTGGCTGTTTCACAGTTGCCTGAAGGCATTGATGGAAAGCCTGGCTTGAGAACAACATTGATGCACGTCAGCGGTCAATCTGTTTCTGCGGTTACTCCTGTTGAAATTCAGCAAGGCGTTGACCGTAAAGGCAAGCCCCTGAACGCAACCCAGGAGTGGGGGAAAGCAATCACATATTCCAGGCGATACGCTTTGCAGTCTGTGCTTGGTCTGTGCGTAGGCATTGAAGATAACGACGCAGACATGGAACCATCGGCTCCACCAGTGCGAGCAGAAAGTCCCAAGCCTGCGGCTAAAATTGAAGGCGTATCAGATGGAGACCAACCACTCAGCAAAAACGATCGAGAACTTTGCCTAGGCTTGATTAAAGAATTGCAAGAAGAAAAGCTTGCTTCATTTCTTGCAGACTTTCGACGGAGTTTTGGTTTAGCAGAAAACGCTAAAGTTGCTCCAGCCTTGACTAGCAAAAAGCATCAAAATTGGATGAACGACAACATGCACAAGTATGTCTGATGCAAAAAAACCAATCCAAGAGCGTATGGCTAAAGGTCATGCCGCCAATGTCCACGACAAAACAGAACAAGCATTGCGTGACGATGAACGACGCAATCGCCACTTTCAAGTCAGGCTGGATTCTGATCTAGCCAAACAGCTTCGGCACTATGCTGATCAACGCCATAACGGTGTTGTGAACATGGCGCTGACAACCATTGTCTCAAAATTCTTTAATGGCAAATGACTGATTTTCTGACTCCATTTGATCGTAGGATTGATGTCACACCGGACGAATGGAAAGGTCCTCTTACTGAAGTAATGGACACGTTTGATTCTGTCTCTTTGTATTTTTCCGATGACAATAAGGAAAAGTGGACACCTCAGCTTAATCTTGAGCTGACAAAACTTGTTCTTGAAAGACACGACGCCGAGCAAAAAAAACTCGACGAAGAAGCACAACTCGACCTCGACAACAACTAAACCAATGCTCAACATCACAGCTCACGGCAACCTCGGCAAAGACCCTGAAATCAAAGAGGTCAAAGACACTCAGGTTGCTGAGTTCAGCTTGGCGGCAAGAACCGGCAAAGATGAGACCACTTGGATCAACTGTGCTGTTTGGGGAAAACGCGCAGATGTCGTCAAGCAGTATCTGCACAAAGGCGACAAGGTGACTGTTGCTGGATCTGGCAAAGTAGGAACTTACGAGAAAAGAGACGGCTCTGAAGGTCTTGAAATTAAATTGAATGTTTCTGACTTCACTTTGCCATCCAAGAAAGAAGCAGATGATGCTCCCTTCTAAAATGCGAATGCAGAGCAGGGAGCTTCGGCTCCCTTTTTTCATGGCCAAGCCAGAAATTCAGCAGGTAAACCGCAAGGGTGTTGTGCTGTGGGAAGTCAGCTACGCAGGAATGACAAGGTACTTTCGGTGGGATTGGCAAGCTCGTCACCATTATGAGTCGTGCATCAGGCTGCACCGAACAAAGACTGGAGGCAATAACGGCTAACCAGGCAACATTGCTTTATCAAGCGCAGCAATCCGCTCTACTGCCTGCTTTAGCAGAATGCTTTGATGCCAGTTTTGCTTGATTAAAGCTATGCACAGTGATTGCAGATGATCAACGTCTGTTTCTTCGCTGACTCGGCGACAAGTGCATTCAAGGTTTAGTCTCTGCTCCAGACTTGGCTCGATAATCATCCAGTCCATCGGAACGCTCCAGTGACTTCAGGTAAAGGCGCTCAGAAGCGTAAGGCTCCCTTGCACGCATGATGTCACCGACAACAGGAAACAGCCACTGATCAACCCGTACACAGTATTTAAAGCTGTACGGGTCCATGCAGCCAATAACGACTGTGGTCCAGAACGCGGTCAGGTAACTCCAGACGACATACCAACTCATGCAACGTTTGGCATCACCGTTAAGTGATTATTGTAATGCCCAGTTTCTGCATAGCTTTTTAGTGGAACGTTCGACATTGCATGAAATACCATCTGACCAATTTTCATGCCAGGATATAACATCTGTGCATGATGTGCTCTTTCATTTTTAAGCTCAAGGGTTAGTCTTGATCCGTGCCAACCTGGATCGCACCAACCAGCAAGCAAGTGATTAAGACCAGATCTTGCACGGCTTGATTTGAGTACAAATTGGCAGCAGACATCGTCGGGTAAGTTAAACAACTCAAGTGTCTCAGCCAAGCAAAACTCGCCGGGTTCCAGCCTGTACGGCTCTTCTTCTGTGTAATGTGAGATGTCAACACGAATTAAGTCAGGGCTGTAAATGCTTTCAATCATCAGGTGATTGCCTAGCAATACGTCCAAACTTGCTGGATTCAACAACTCTGGATTAAATGGCACAACCATATTATTTTTGTTGCACCGGGCTTTGATTTCCCAGTCACAAAGCACTGCCACGTCTTGTTGCCAAAAACCTACCTTACAGGTCATCAACCAAGATGGCCCAACCAGTGCTACTTCCTTCTGGCTGCCATCTAGCATCAAACTCAGACTGGCGAACTCGTACGTTACGTCCCAAGTGCGGATTTGAATGGCCGCCATTTTGCATGTCAGGCAAACCACGCGGGTCTTGCATTATCCACTCAGGGTCTGCACTGTTCTTTCCTCGATAACCAGAAATTACGCTGTAATGTCCGCAACTAACTGAATTGCAAGTGGGCGATTGTATTGGCCCTTTATCTAACCAGCCAACAATAACTGGACGCCCCATCTCAATTTCCATTTCAACAATATCGCGGTCTGCATTTTTCATAAATTTTGCGTTTAAACCTAAACTTTCTAGCGCCTGTATTTGCGCTTCGACAGAAGTTGTATCGCCATATTGAGCACGTATTTTATTATACTCATCATCTGATTTAACCCTTCCCCAAAAATGCGCGACCATCGCAGCCGCTGAACTAAAACATTCGCGATACCCAGTTCCTGATTCATTGTCCAACTGGGTAAAATAACGCATGTAGACCTCTTGGTCAATGCCGCTTGCTTTCCACGCATCGAACCATGCGTTATCTTCTTCCGCCAAAAGGTCTTCAGGCATTCGCTCTTCGAGCTCTTTAATCGCAGCCAACTGGTGGGGCGTACCACGAAACCAATGAAAGAATGGAAGCAAACTAAGACTCATTGCTGCTCCAAACAACTTTCGTGTGGTCACAACGTTAGTTGCGATTGCTATGGCCTTCAAGCCGTGCCACTGATTGTTCCAGCATTGAAAGGCGGGCAAAGATTTCTTGGTCTCTTGTCCTGATGTCTGCGTGAAGGATGTCCATCCTGCCCGCTAAATTATCGACAGCAGTCGTTAACCGCACCAAGGAATCTCTCCCTTGCTGGTTTGAGCGGTTGATTCCCGTTAGACCAGCAGAAGCAACACCAACGCTTGCTCCAGCTACAGCTGCCCAGACTTCAACCACCATTCGACCTCTAGCGTTCCATCATCATGGCAGAAACCACTGAAAAGCAAGAACAGGAGGAATCCAACTCCCGTTTAGGCGACGTTATCAAGGTTGTGCTGCTTGGCTGGGCAATGGCAATCCTCACCGCCAACTACCTTGGCGTCTTCAAACAGTCTCTCGACCCAACCTATCCAGCCAGTATTCTGAGCGGCACAGCAGCTTCTTTTGGGTTGTCTGTCGGCAACAACAGAAAGAAAAAGGAGGAGCCTACAATCAAAGAACAAACACCTACGGCAAAGCCAAAATGAAACGCTTAGCTCTGGTATTAGGCATCACACTGTTTGCCGTTCCAGCGCAAGCAGACATTACCCATAAAATTCAATCAAGCGTTTCTTTGTCAGTTGATGGAGCGGGATCAGTTGCAATCAGGCAACCGAGTTCGCTGGCTATATCTGGCAATAACGTTACTTTGGACACTGCATCAAAGTTTACCGCTTTTAGTTCCGGGACTGCTCTCGGGTACACTCCTGGCGCTTACAGCATTACCACTGCTGGTGATGCTTTTAGTTACAGCGAAAGCTATACAGAAGGAGATGATGTCCCGGCAGTCCTCTCAACAACAGTCACGTCAGGAGTAGTTCCCGCACTGCCTGTTTTCGGGAACACGACAACAACTTCAGGCGGTGTTGCTGGTTCACTTGCTGGGACACTTGCAACTGATGGTGCGCTAGCAATTACAGCTGGTGGCGCTGGTACAACTGCAATTGGTCAAGTCATTCAAGAACTAACAATCAAGTGATGCTTTGGTATTGGCTTGTATTTTCGCTAATTCTTCTTGCCGCTCCAACAAAGGCAGTTCCGGTTGTGCCAAATTTTCAGCAGGGGGTGCTTAGTTCAAGCACAACAACCAAAACAAAAGTTACTGAAGTCATTAATTCTTACGAGTACAGAACTGGCTACGAGTACAGCGCAAGCGGAACAAACATAGAGCCAGACGGGCCTCTCGCTCCAATGGCTTTAGTTACAACCACAAACACCGCTAATGGTATTGCAAGTGTTTGGCGCGGGTTAGATCCAACAGAAAAGCCGGAATGGCGCATCGTAAACCAAGCAGCTAGTTTTCAATTTGTAGAGACCTTAATGGGACCAGGGCTTGTAAACCATACGTTGATTACTCGTGAAACAGACATTGAATCTCTCACGGAAACTACAAGTACGTTTACGCAATGAAGCGAGTTCTAGCAACGCTTTTGCTGCTTTCCGCTCCAGTGCAAGCGCAGGTAAGTAGTACAGCCGCACCAGTAGCCAATAGCAGCGGAAGTGTTACGAACCAGGCCGTGCAAGTAGTACCGAGTCGCAACATGTCTTGGACGTATGGCGGTGGAATTAGCTGTCAAGGTGCGACGTTAAATATCAATCCGTTCATAAGCACAACAACAGGCTGGGCTGATCCTTACGAGTCATATTATGCAGATCCGGTTTATGACACTATCGATATTGTTGGCGCGTTTGATTCGGAAGGTAATGCCATCCCAGATGGCAGGCCCGATAATCCGGGCACTATCCTTTTTTATAAACCAGTCAGAACGGGCCAGAAGACAAATTTTTCGATTAATGGCGGCATTACAGCAACCATTTCGATTCCGCTTGACCGCTCACACGTCAGGGCATGCAGAGCAGCAGCAGAAAAACAAGTTGCGTTACTAGACGCCAAACTTGCTGACTCCAGGCTCAACTATGAAATCGCAAGGCTAAAAAACTGTGCCAACCTCATGAAAGAGGGAGTAATTTTTCACCCTGACTCGCCTTACGCCAAAATATGCGCTGATGTCATCCTAGTTAACCCCCCAGGAGTCATACCGCCCCACACACATTCAATCCCTACTTCCGCAAAGCGCGTTGACCCTTACGACGCTCAAAAGCAGACTCAATAACCACTTTCTTGCCTAGCTTCTCCTTGATTTTTTTGATCGTCTTTTTCACGATTGGTTTGACTGCCTTGAGCAGGATGTCGCCTAAAGGTTTTGCAACGATGGCACTGGTTGTTGCTACTGCTGCAATCGCTGCAGTCGTCATGACAACAGGCGCTCCAGGCAAGTAGTTGCCAACGATTTTTACGACAGGCAACAGTTCCAGCCGTGGCTCACACTTGCCATCAACCACCTTATACCCAATAATCACAGCGGTTTGTAATTTATTTTTTGCTCCTATAGGAATTGCGTCAGGTGGTGGACAAGGCAAATTCTCCGGTAGCATTGAAATGCCAGATTCAGCAGCTGGCAGGGGGTTTACGGCCGATTGAGTTTTAGGCTGCTCTTTCGGCTTATCCTCTCCAGGATCCAGCTTTGGTGGTTTTACACCTTCAGGCGGTTGCAACGCTGGTGAAAAATCCAATGGCTTGAATGAAGGCATCGTTCCATCGCAAACCACAAAGTTGCCCTTCGGGTCGTTGTCGTAAGCCTTTTGGTTGCCTGGCTGTGTATTACGAGACTCGACGCAACCCGGCACTTGGATAACTGGAAAGCCAAGTTGCAAAGTGACTGGCGGTTCAGTTGGAATGCTTTGAGGCGGCATACTCCGCCAAGCCGGAATCACTGGCACGTTTACCGCTCCAATACCAATCTCAGGAATTTCTGGCATGAAGTCTGAACGCTTTGTTGCAGGCCAACTTTGGATTGAACGTACCAAGCAACGCGAAGGGCCGCCTTACGTTTACACCTGTTTATCAGGCAAGAGATCAAGACTATTCACTGATCCAAAGGCCCTGCTGAAATTTGTCAAATGGCCGCCAAAAACCCCCACAGGAGATGCTTTGCGTCAATGGCTTGCATCATTTGAGCAGAAGCCATTAGCTGACGTTCCAGAAACTGACCCCACTGCCAATACCAAGATGGTTACCTGACTTTTCCTGTGCTATAAATGGCATACGCATATCGACCACCCCTGCGTCGGGAGTCCGTCACTGCGTTGCCAGTTTTGAACGCCCTTTAGCTGTGATGCAGGCTGAACGAGGTTAACAACTCTGGTAAGCATCTCTTGAGAACCCCGTTAAGTGAATTCGGATCAGCGATGCGTCGCTCCCGAGGGATCTAAGCGGGGTTTTCTTGTGTCATGGAAACGGAATTGGCAAACCAGTCTCAGCTGGCAGCTCCGGAATTACCTGCTCAATTTGCTCAGGGATCATCTCAGTAACCTTTCCAGCAACATCACCAGTAATGCTGTCTGCATAACGAGTGATCATGCCGGGAAGACGTGAGTACAGCATGACTGAACTGCCAAGCATTCCTGCTGACATCACAAATGCTGCGACTGATAAAACGTTGAAAACTTTTTGCATAGCAAGAAAAACCCCCTCCTGATGTGTAAGACCAGGAGAGGGCGAACACGCCTCAGCTATAAACTAGCTCAGAAATTCCACTTTGCACCGAGCTTGGTTCCGTAGTTCGGATCATCATCTGTAGTGATGAAGCTCAGCTCGGCATAAACACCAAAGTTGTCAGTGGCTTGAACGTTGCCGCCAATTTTACCGGACAGTTCAGTTTCGCCGTCTACACCTTGGAGTTTGGTGTAAGCAGGACCAGCTTGAACGTAATAGCTGTAAACACCGCTGGAACCATCAAATCCAACGTGAAAATCCGTGGTGCTACCAAGGTGATCTCCGCCGTTGTATCCAGCATTATTTTCGATGGTTACGTAAGGCCCCGCGGTTACAGGAGATGCCAGCGCAGCTGCCGTAACGACGGCACCACTCACAATCAGAGATTTGATCATTAGGAAGAGACTGAACGTTTTCCGTTGACAGATTACTGGAACTGTCACTGTGCCAGTTGTCAGAGTGTGTCACTGTGTTGGGAGACCATCAATAACCGTCTGTTGAAGAAAGGTTCTGATATTTCTCAGACAAACCGGTAAACAAACCACGTTGTGGATGGTCTGCTTGGTCACGGCCATCTAAGAAATACAACTCCTCT